AAAGCGTGATATATTATCACTTGCGTTTATGCAAGAATGGGGGAATTCCCGAGCGGTCAAAGGGGGCAGACTGTAAATCTGTTGCCACAGGCTTCGGTGGTTCGAATCCACCTTCCCCCACCAAAGATAAAACCCTTGAATCCATGCGGGTTCAAGGGTTTTTTGTTTTTGTCTATGATATTGAAGTTTATAATGGAATTTTAAAATGTCACACAAAATGTCACATATTATTTTTTCGCCGCTGATGATAGTGTACTATCAAGAGACCAAAGCGCTTCCGACTTGGATTGGTTTAGTACGTGAGAATAGATATTAAGTGTTGTGGATTGACGAGAATGACCAAGGATGCTTGAGACGGATGCAATATCAGCTTTGTTGGTTAACATCACAGTAGCTGCTGTGTGTCGCAAATCATGGAATCGAATATTTCTCAAATTATTTTCTGTGCAGAATTCTTTCCACCATCTTGTTATTGTATCTGGGCTTATAACCTCTCCGTTCCATCCGGCAAAGAGCCAACCTTTATCAACCCATTTGTTGCCCAGCTGAAGCCGCCGTTCTGATTGCTCAGCTCTTAATTTTTTGAGTAATGCTATTAGTTCTGGAGATAACGGTAATATTCGCTCATCTCCGGTTTTAGTATCCTTTTCAATAAGTCCTTTTTTCTTGACGCGAACAACCGCTCTTCGAACTGTTATTGCATTATCATCAAAATTAATATCGTTCCATTTTAACCCCACTATTTCCTCGCGTCGCATGCCACGAGAAGTCGCAAGCCACACCGCAAGCTGAAAAATAACCGGCTTAGATTTGAGCAGATCAACCATAGTTTGCAGATCTTTTTTATTGTAAACATCCTTTTTCCCCGCCTCATATTTCGGCGGGTCTATTTTTTTGCATGGATTCTCGTCCATATACTCCCATTTGACCGCTTTGTTCAACATGGCTCGAAGCAAGGCAAAAACACCTTGCTTTGTTCGCGAGCCGGCATCAACGCCATTGATAATGCCTTGTATATGTCGGACAGATAAGGTTTTCAGTTTGGCGCCGGATTTATCTTTTATATACCGCTCCCAAAGTTCCCTGTAATATTCTATGGTGCGAGCTTCACAGTTTTGAATCACGTGATCGCGCATCCAAGTGTCATACATTTCGTCGAGGGTTTTTGGTGATTTAGAAACCCGTTCATTAATAAATTTGTTTCGCTCATTATATAAGGCCAGCAGCTGGCGCTCTGCATCGGTTTCACTTGTGGCGGTAACGATTTTGGAGGGTTGTATCCGCCTGCCATAATCATCATATCCTGCAGACACACGCAGACGACACTTATTCGGGCCTATCCATGTAATGCTACCGATTGATCGCTCTTTAGCCACAATATCAACCTCCTAAGGGTATTAAATACCGCGTCCTTACCTCCTGGATAAAGGCGCGGTAATTCTAATATTTTGACCGCTTCATACATCTCTAATTATGCGCTTTACCAACCCGATTATCCGGATGCGCTGTACTTCCGCGCCTTCGAAAACGCGCGGCGGATAGTATGGATTTTCGCTTATCAGTTCAATGTGATTATCGTCGTATTTCACTCTCTTAACCACGCCGTCTTCGTTATCGATAGTAACAACAGCTAATGAACCACTGTCTACGCTGGGCTGACACTGTATTAGCACACGGTCCCCTTCCAAGATTTTAGGGGACATGCTGTCACCTTTTACCCTGAGCAGTATATATTCATGCCCGCGGTCTAATATGTCCGACGGTATTGCCTCATAACCCTCTACATCTTCATGTGCATAACAGCCGTCGCCGGCGGAAACTCTCCCAACAATCGGTACATGTACAATTGTAATTGGTATAAGGTTGGAGGAGAGGGTATTCGCATCATGGTCTGATGATTGTAAATTAAAAAAGTAATTTGGCTCTACATTAAGAGCGGTGCACAATAATTCTATTGTATCTGCATCAGGCTTGTTAATACCATTTTCCCAGTTACTAATGGCAGTATGCTTGGCACCTATTAAAGCGGCTAACTCTTTTTGGGTTAGCCCTTTTTTTATTCTTGCGTTTCTAATTTTTGCCCCCAAAGTAATAGCCATTTCTCTCACCTCTGGCACTTACTATAACACAATATTTTGAATGTGTAAATAATTTTTTTCAGTATTTCTGAAATTTATTTCGAAAACCTATTGACATTCCAGAATATATGGATTATTATGATATTACACTTCCAGAATATCTGGACTTGGGGGGTGAAGGCATGAATGTAGGTCGCAGAATATTGGAATATCTTAATGAAAATGGGATTTCGCAGACCTTTGTGAGCAAAAAAACCGGAATCCCTTTGCCAAAACTTAATCTCTCCTTAAACGGCCACCGAAAGCTGGGATATGACGAATATGCGGCCATATGCTGGTGTCTTAATGTTAACACAGACCATTTCATAAAACCTGCGCCGTTGTCGGAAATTACCAGCGCATAAAAACTTCCTGAACAGAAGGAGGTGAAAAAGAAAATAATGAAACAGTTGAATATATTAACCCCATTGGAAGCTGCCGAATTCCTACGCATAAGCAGGCCGACACTTGACCGGTTAAAACGAACAAAGAAGCTGGAGGGGACGTATTTTTATGTCGGCACCCGCCTCCTGTATATACGCCGGAAGCTAGAGGAATGGGCGGAAGCAGGAGGAACAGCACAATTTAGTGCGTGAGAAAAACCCCGCGCATGGCGGGGCAGGAAGGAGGGCCGTTAATTGACTATTTCCGAAGCTGTGAAATTAGCCCTAAAGGAAGACAAATACATCAAATTAGCCGGAAGCATTTTCCGCACTAAGATTAAACCGACAAACACATCTGAATGCTGCATCATGATTTCGGAACACAGGTCAAAAGTTATGCCGAGATGGAATCCGACGGCTGATGACCTTGTTTCAGATGACTGGGAAGTAGTGGACTAGAAATTGTAGAGAAAGGAGGGTGAAAGGAGTGATGTTGAATAAAGTTAGTTAGTCTATTCGTCGCTACAGTAACTTGTCTTGTTTTATTGCGCTGCATGATGCGGCCGGACACACCTGCAGCTGAGACATCCACCAGCACCACAATGACAGTAATCACGACCACAACCACAACCACAACCACCACAACCACCACAACGACAGCACCTGCACTATACGACATACCGCTGTCAGCAGAACTACAGGAATACACCATCGGAGTCTGCAGGCAATACGGCGTTGATCCTGCCCTTGTCTTGGCTCTCATGGGCGTGGAATCCGAGTATCGACCGGATGTTATCAGCTGCACTAATGACTACGGCTTGATGCAGATAAACCGCTGTAATCATAAGTGGTTATCGGACAAGCTTGGTATAACAGACTTTTTGGATCCACAGCAAAACATTCTGGCCGGCGTATATATGCTGAGAGAGATCTCAAAAGAGTACAGCAGGCTGGAAGATGTGCTAGTGGTTTACGCCCGCGGACCGGGCGGAGCAAAAAAGCTCTGGCGCAAGGGGGTGCGAAAAACCGAACATACCAAAAAGGTGCTGGAACGAATGAGTAATCTGAAAAGGAGGGAGGTTTAGAATTGCCGGAATACTTAGAACATCGATGCTGCATGTGTCCAAACATAGGAACACCGATAACAACTTGCCCGCCGGCTCCAACTTTGCATCCAACTCCAACACCGTGCCGCTTTGTTAAAACCTACATAGATAATCGCGGGTGGCGATATCGAGCTATGCCGGGGCTCGGGCCAAATTGCTTTAAGGGGCGATATAACAAGCCCGGTAAGCCGGGATGGAAGTGCATGCCGCAACTCCCTTGGCGGTCAAGTTTCGACGAGGCGCAAGCTGACCTGAATGCTTATGCAAAAGCAAAGGGGTGGTTGGAATGCTAGAGGTTCTGCTCTCCCCGGTGGGAATAGCGGTAACGGCAATAGTAGGGCTGGCGCTGGTGGCGGCGAATCTGATTGATCTATTTACGCCGGACAAGCCGGAGCTGCATCTGTACGAGCGGATTAAAAGAGCAAAACGGAAAGGCAGGTGGGAGTAGGTGGAGAAATTCAATAATAACGGAGAACTGTGCATTGTCCTTAAGCGCCATGGTACCAAAGCGCTTATCTTACGGACAGACAGCACTGGTGCACCGTATGTAGTACCAGTGGAACATGTTAAAGGCGCATCCAGTTGGTGGCACGGCAGGTATTTTACAGATTTAGATGAAGCGCTGGAATTCTATAACAAGGAGGTTAGAGAACTTGAAGCGGGTGCGCAGATGGACGCCTGAAGAATATGAATATCTAATCGAAAATTGGGGCAACAAGTCGCTTAGAACTATCGCTAATCACCTGAACCGGAGTCCGAATGCTGTGAAAATCAAAGTTGACCGATTAGGGTTAGGTGCATTTCTCGACAACGGAGATTACATAACTTTTAATCAGTTGCTAAATGCTTTAGGTATCAGAAGTTACAGCTATAAGGCGGAAAGTTGGATTAAGCGGCGCAAACTCCCTGTCAAATACAAAAGGGTTAAAGACTGCAGTTTTCGGATTATCTGTGTTGATGACTTTTGGAAATGGGCAGAGAAAAACCGTGGCTTCATCGACTGGACGAAATTCGAGGAAAATATCCTCGGCAAAGAGCCGGATTGGGTGAAAGAACAGCGGAGGTTGTGCACCTTGGCAAAAATGAAATACCACACTGGGCCTTGGACCCCCGGTGAAGATGAATGGTTAAAGCGTCTTTTGAAGCAGTATAAATACACTTGGTCGGAGATAGCCCGAATGATGCACAGGACAGAAGGCGCGATTCAGCGCAGAATAATCGATCTCGGATTGAAGGAACGTCCAATTAAATCGGATAACCACAATCCTTGGTCAGATGAAGATTATCAACTACTGGGTGAGCTGATAAAGCAGGGTCATCACTACGAAACCTTGTCGGAAATATTAGCGCGATCCACCAAAGCAATCCGTGGCAGAGTATACAGTATGTATCTTACGGAGAATCTCGATAAAGTGCGAACGATAATCGGAGACAGCAACTGGGGCGATAATAGGCCGGACAGGCCGGTGACACACCCTACATTAACCAGTGCGGAACGCCAGGAAGTCAGGCAAAACATATCGCTATTGGCGGGAATTTTAAAGGCCTCTATTAAATCACGCTGTATAGCAATGAAAGGAGAATGCTATGAGGCAGAAATCGCGTAAGAAAAAACCGCTTACGTCTCCGGAAAAGACGTAAGCGGCACAAAAGGAGATAAATAGTTTATCACACACCCTCATTATAAGAGGAGAAGAGAGGTTTGTCAATGGATATCAGAGTTATAGGAAAATGGCCGCACATTGAAGTAATTGCCGCAGGAGACCGCACGGACGTTCTTATTGGGCTTACTTGTGCTATTACCTCAATATTAAATACCTATAAAAAACCCGGAACAACGGATGAGGATATAGTTAATATAATAGCCGGAACAGCACGAAATTTGTTAAAGGCTAATCGTATTGAGATTAATTTATCTGAAATGTATAAGGAGGGCATCAGGTAATGTGGGTATTTCGCAAGGCAGAACCGCAGCTGTGGACAGTAGGGTTCTACAGCCCGGATGGCGTGTGGCACCCGGAAAGCGACTGGAGCACAAAAGAAGAGGCCGTCCTGCGTGTGCACTACCTGAACGGCGGTTCCTCCGCCGAGGAGGCGCCCTGATGATTACAAGCCGCAAAAATTACACTCAAAAAGAACCGCCCCGTTGCCCCATATGCGGCAGCATCGATGTTATAGGAGAGCAATGTCAACACTGTAAATCAAAAATTTAGGAGGCTAATTGATTATGGAAGTAAAAGTTACTATCGAGGCAGACAAGCTCGTAATCGCAATGACTAAACTTGCTGACGCTATACTTAGATACGCTGACGTGCTCCAAGGAAATCCCATACAAAACGGGTTTAAGGATCATGGTGATTTTGAGGAGATAATGGATGCTCCTGAACCTCAGACAACATCTGCAACCGCACTTGCGCCCGCAACCGCTCCCGCGACTACACCTATGACCGCACCCGCAACTGCTTCTGTAATAACATCACCCTACCCGCCTCAAGCAGCGGTACCCGTGGCACCACAGCCTGCAACACCACCAGTGGTACAGCCGACAATACAGCAGCCCTCGCCAGTACCTACTGCTCAAGCCCCCACTTACACATTAGACCAGCTTGCACAGGCAGCGGCCGTATTGCGCGACGCCGGCAAGCTAACTCAACTTCAAGGACTACTTCAGCAGTTTGGTGTCCAATCAATGCAACAGCTCCCGCCGGAGCGATACGGTGAGTTTGCAACCGCTCTGCGGGGATTGGGGGCGAAGATCTAATGCCGGGAAAGCATGCGTTGTTATCGGCCTCCGGTGCGGAGCGGTGGATGAACTGCACGCCTTCAGCAAGGCTGGAAGAACAGTTCCCCGATGCCGGAAGTATTTATGCAGATGAAGGGTCCTTAGCTCATGCAATTGCAGAGCTTAAACTCCGCAAACACTTTCTTGAGCCGATGGGGCCGAGAACCTTCAGCAACCGGTTAAAAAAATTTCAAGAGGATCCTTCATACGCACCTGAAATGCTGAAGCACACAGATGATTACCTCGACTACATAAAAAGCATCGCCCACAGCTTTCCCGGTAAGCCGTACATAGGCATTGAGGTTAAACTGGATTTTTCTTGTTTCGTTCCCGAGGGTTTCGGTACTGCAGATTGCATCATTATTTACAGTAATGACTTGCATATTATCGACTTCAAATACGGCCAGGGTGTGCCTGTCAGTGCTGAAATCAGCCCTCAAATAAGGCTATATGCTTTGGGAGCTATTGAAAACTACAGCATGTTTTATGATATCCAAACCATACACATGCACATTTTCCAGCCTCGGCGGGATGATGCGTCCAGCGAAGCTGTAATGTCAAAGGATGACTTAATCAACTGGGGCGAATTCATCGTGAAGCCTCTTGCCCAAAAAGCCTTTAAAGGAGAGGGAGAATACAATCCTGGGGAATGGTGCCGGTTCTGCAGTGCAAAAGCACAATGCCGCGCAAGAGCGGACGTTATGACAGCTTTAGAAGCTTTCGGCAAGTCCATGCCTCCGCTGCTTAGTGATGAAGAAATCGGGGATATCCTAAAGCGCGCACAGGAACTTAAAGCATGGGTATCGGACCTTGAAGAATATGCCCTTTCCGCTATATTGGCCGGTGGCACGATACCTGGCTGGAAAGCTGTCGAAGGTCGAAGCGTCAGACAGTTTGATGATATCGACAAAGCATTTGATATCTTGAAGGCAAACGGAATCGATGAAGCGGTATTGTACGAGCGCAAACCGATCACCCTTACTGCGGTCGAAAAATTACTCGGCAAAAAGCAATTTGCGGAGCTGCTATCCGGACACGTCATCAAGCCACCCGGCAAACCGACACTCGCACCTGAATCCGACAAGCGTGAAGCGATAACCAATATGCCTAAAGCCGAACAAGTATTTTCAAACAAAAAATATTAAATGGAGGTATGTAAAAATGGCAAACAACAAACCAACAATGGTAACAACCGGAGAAGTGAGAATCAGCTATGAGCATTTAATGAAGCCCTATGCAAATCAACAAGGAGCGGAACCGAAATTCAGTGCTACGCTGCTTATCCCAAAATCCGATGTGGCGACTAAGCAACGAATCGACGCGGCTATTCAGGCGGCAACACAGGAAGGTATTAATAGCAAATGGAATGGGGTCAGGCCGCCTCAGGTCGCAATCCCAATTTACGACGGCGACGGCGTAAGACCAAACGGCGAACCATTTGGACCGGAGTGTAAAGGTCACTGGGTCATGACTGCTTCCAGCCGGATCAGGCCGGAAGTGGTTGACCTAAACCTGAACCCGATTATTGACGCGACAGAAGTTTACTCCGGGATGTATGCCCGCGTTAATATCAACTTTTTCCCGTACAATGCCGCAGGAAAAAAGGGTATTGGGTGCGGCCTCGGACCTGTCCAGAAAACACGCGATGGCGAACCGCTCGGCGGGCGTATAAGCGCAGCTGACGCCTTTGGTGGCGGCGCACCTGATTATCCGGCGCAACCGACCGCGCAGACCGGGTATTCACAGCAAACATATCAACAGCCCCCATACTCCGCTCAGCCGCAATATCCGGTACAACCCCAATATCAGCAACCTCAGTATTCGGCTGTAGACCCAATCACCGGACAGCCGATGAACCCGCAGAGCCCCCCCGTTTTAAGGGGTTGAAGGGATGAGCTATCTACACATAGACATCGAAACCTTTTCGTCCGTGGATATAAAAAAAGCTGGCCTGTATGCATACGTGCAGGCCAGCGACTTCCAGGTCTTATTATTCGGGTATTCTCTTGACGGAGGACCCGCGCAGGTTGTTGATTTAACAGCCGACGAAAACATCCCGAAAAACGTGTTCGGTCTGCTGTTCGACCCGCAATGCATTAAATACGCCTATAATGCCGCGTTTGAGTGGTACTGTCTATCCAAACACTTCCGACTCCATGAGTGCGTTCTTACGCCTGCAGAATGGCTGCAGCAGTGGCGGTGTGTCATGGTGCACGGATTGTACTGCGGCTATACCGCCGGACTGGCGGCAACCGGAGAAGCGTTGGGACTGCCCCAGGACAAGCGTAAATTATCCACCGGCACATCTCTTATCCGCACCTTCTGCGTACCGTGTAAACCGTCCAGGAGCAACGGAAACCGCACTCGCACATTACCCCACCACGAACCGGAACGCTGGCAACTGTTTAAGGAATATTGCCAGCAAGACGTTGTCACTGAGATGGAAATCGAACAGCGGCTATCCCCGTATCCCGTGCCGGACGACATCCAACAGCAGTGGGTTACAGACCAGATTATTAACGCCCGGGGCGTAGCCGTCGACATGGACATGGTACGCGGCGCGATCTGGTGTGCTACAGAGACTACCGCCAAGCTGACCAAAGAAGCTGTGCAGCTCTCAGGATTGGACAACCCAAACAGCGTGGCGCAGCTCACTAAATGGCTACAAGAGGAACTGGATGAAGAGGTGCCGGATCTGCGCAAAGAAACGGTTGCCGCTATGCTTGGAGGTGACCTTGATAACGATAAGGTTCGGCGCATGCTGGAAATCCGACAGCTGCTCGGTAAATCAAGTATAAAAAAATATACGGCTATGGAAACCGCCGTATGTGAAGATGGCAGACTTCGCGGCCTGCTACAGTTTTACGGAGCTAACCGAACCGGGCGATGGGCCGGGCGAATCGTGCAACCGCAAAACCTACCGAGAACTTTTTTACCCTGCCTGCCTCTTGCCCGTGATCTGGTCAAGTGCGGCGACCTTGATATGCTGGATATGATTTACGGTAACATACCGGATACCCTCTCGCAGCTCATACGGACCGCGTTGATAGCCGCGCCCGGGTGTGTACTACTGGATGCCGATTTTTCGGCGATCGAGGCAAGGATCATTGCATGGCTGGCGGGCGAGGAATGGGTGCTGGAGGTCTTCCGGACTCATGGAAAAATATACGAAGCCTGTGCTGCTCACATGTTCGGAGTTCCGATTGAAAAAATTGTCAAGGGCAACCCTGAATATGAGTTAAGGCAGAAAGGCAAGATTGCAACATTGGCGCTTGGATATCAAGGTTCGACCGGCGCGTTAATCGCAATGGGTGCGCTACAACAAGGGTTAACCGAGGAAGAACTTCCGGAAATAGTATCAAGGTGGCGTCAGGCAAACAGCCGGATTGTAGACCTTTGGTATTCTGTGGAAAACGTTGCCGTTGAGACCATCAGAACCGGACTGCCCAACGGTATTAATGGCCTAATCTTCGCAATGGAGGGCGATTCATCCGGACAATACTTTATGACCATTACCCTGCCAAGCGGTCGCAAGCTGTATTATGTAAAACCTTTTCTTGTACCAAACAGCCGAGGGTATGCGAGTATCCGGTACTGGGGCGTAAATCAAGGTAAATGGCGCAAAATTGAAACCTACGGCGGCAAGCTGGTTGAAAACATCGTTCAGGCAATTGCCCGGGACTGTCTGGCGGTCAATATTGAACGGCTGGAAGCGGCAGGATTCCCTGTGGTGTTCCATGTGCATGATGAAATTGTGATTGAGGTGCCTGAGGATAAAGCGAATCTGGACCGGGTTACCGCTATTATGAGCCAGCCAATAGACTGGGCTCCGGGGTTGCCGCTTAAGGCCGATGGATGGGTGGATTGCCACTATAAAAAAGATTAAACGGAGGAACTATTATATGCCTAAAATGGTGGACTTAACAGGTAAACGTTTTGGGCGCCTTACAGTAATCCGTCAAGGGCCTCGTAAAAATGGTCTTTTATATTGGGAATGTAAATGTGACTGTGGGAACATCCGATACCACAGAAACTGTGAATTAAAAAGCGGACAAATCATTAGTTGCGGTTGTTATAGAAAAGAATATATGCGGAAGAAATCAACCAAACATGGGTTATATAATGAAAAACTTCGAGGTGTTTGGGCTCAAATGCGGCAAAGATGTAATAATCCAAACCATAAAGATTACAGCAATTATGGAGGCAGGGGAATCTCCGTTTGCCCTGAATGGGATGAATACACAGCATTTCGTAATTGGGCAATTTCAGCGGGTTATAAAGAAGGATTGACAATAGACAGAATTAACGTTGACGGAAATTATACCCCTGAAAACTGTAGATGGATACCCCTTTCAGAACAAATGAAAAATAGAAGAACTTCTCGTTGGTATCGTAAAATCAACCAGCGCGAACCCAAATTATTCCAAATGTAAAGGAGACATCTCCTATGCAGTATGACCGACTAATAACAATCTCAACAGCTAACAGCCGCAAGTCAACACACTGGCCAGCCTCCACGCTATTATGGTCCGAGCTGGTGGAAAAGTTGCGGGTGCCTGTCCGGGGTACCGAGACACTGGCGGAGTACTTAAACTGGCCGAAGTCCAAACAAGACGAGGCTAAGGATGTCGGCGGCTTTGTTGCCGGCACACTGGACGGAGAACGCCGCAAGGCGGGTAATGTGACAGGTAGGGATGTTATTACCCTCGACCTCGACAGCATCCCTCCCGGGGGCACACAGGACGTGCTGAGGCGCATCTCATCTCTCGGCTGCGGATACTGCGTATACTCCACACGCAAGCACGCCGAAGCCAACCCGCGCCTGCGTGTCCTGATGCCTCTGTCCCGTACCGTGACGGCCGATGAATATGAGCCGATCGCTCGCAAGATCGCGCAGCTGATTGACAATAGTATGGCCATGTTCGACCCGTCCACCTTCGAGGCTGCCCGGCTGATGTACTGGCCGAGCTGCTGTGCAGACAGCCACTACATATACACCTATGAAGACAAACCGATGGTTGACGCTGACGGCGTACTCGCTATGTACACCGACTGGCGCAATATATCTGAGTGGCCGGAGGTGCCGGGTGTCCAACAGAACCGTGCCAAACACGCCGCAAAGCAGGAAGATCCAACCGAAAAACACGGCGTTATCGGAGCTTTTTGCCGTGTCTATGATATCTATCGAGCTCTTAATGAGCTGATTCCTGGTACTTATATACCGTGTGATGACAGCGACGGCAGCCGGTGGACTTACGCCGAAGGTTCCACAACCGGCGGAGCCATAATTTATGACAACGGCAAATTCCTATACAGCCACCATGCCACCGACCCCTGCGGCGGCAAACTGGTGAACGCTTTCGACCTGGTACGTATACATAAATTCGGCGATCTGGATGATGAAGCCAAGCCAGACACACCCGTTAATAAGCTGCCATCGTATGTAGAGATGAGCAAATTCGCGCTTGGGGATCCGGCTGTAGCTACTCTACTCAACCAGGAGAGGTACGAGCAAGCCACTAAAGCTTTCGACACCCCGCTGGATGCCGACGCTAACTGGATGTCTCTGCTGGCGGTATCCCCTACAACCGGTACGCCAGCAAAGACTATGGACAATATCTGCATCATTCTGGAGAACGACCCGCTCCTAAAAGGCAAGTTCGGACTGGACGAGTTCGCCAACCGCGGGGTTGTCCTCGGTCCTCTACCATGGGATGACAGGGAC